TGAAGGCAACAGAATTAATGATCCCCGGTGAGGGACAAGATAAGTTTAAGTTTGATGTTACTGCATCGGGGTTCTTCCGGTATGCCAATGCTTATGCCGAACCGAATACCCAATGGGTTCTGAATACCTTTAAAGAACATCCTGCCCTGAAAATTATTTTTGAGGGAGAATACACCACGTTCTCTCACCTGGTTACGGCATATTTCTCAGAGGAGGCCGCAAGAGATCCCAAGAAACAGCGAGAGGTAGGAAAAGCTCTCCGGGAATTCTCTGCAGCAAAGAGGGAGGCATGGAAAGATGTTGATTTTTATAAATTGGACAAGGAATGGAAGCAGTTGAAAGAGGCAAAACGTTCAACTTTTTAAATCGTTAATTAATGGCACCTAATGAAACTACACACAAAAGGCCGGCACGAAAAAAAGTAAGATCCGGAGGCCTTTTAACAGACAGCGAATTTACGGCTCTGACAACATTGATAACACACATGGATGAGCGACTGCATGGCGAAATTAAGGGGGTCAGAGATGAGGTAAAAAGCACCCTGGAGGAAGTCAAGAAGGTCAATGGAAGACTCCGTAAGGCAGAGGATGATGTTATCATAATCAATCAGGAGTTGGAACATCGGGGAGAAACCTGTTTTGTCAGGCTTGAAAACATGGAGCCGTCACAGAAATTGGTCAAGCATCTAAACTTTATCTCAAAATACTACAAGAAATTCATTCTTGGGTTCATTGTGTTATTGATAGTCATCCAGGCAGTTGTTGATACTGCCGTGGACAATCAATGGATATCGGACGTAATAAAATGGCTTAAATGAAAAACACCGTATTTCTCTTGGACTCCGGACACGGAGGGATGATAGATGGACTCTATCAGACGGATCCTTATATAGGCAAGTACCATCGGTTTTCAAACGGGGAAGTTGCATATGAGGGGGTAATAAACAGACTCATCAAAAAGAAAGTGATGGATCTGCTGACAACGGCCGGGATCCGGTCTATTGATATCTGCCCATCGGAGTTGGACCTTTCCCTGAAACTTCGGGTTCAGTATGCAAATCTCCTGGTTCACGATTACCGTGATTGTGTATTGATCTCGTTCCATTCAAATGCAGGAGGGGGGAGAGGATTTGAGATCTATACCACTCCCGGCAGAACCAAGTCAGATGAATATGCGATTGCGTTTGCCAAGGAGTTTTCCAATGCTTTCCCGGAAATCCCCGTCAGGGCCGACTATGCTGACGGAGACGTTGACAAGGAGAATCAGTTTTACATTCTCAGGCACGTTGCCTGTCCTGCGATCCTGCCGGAATTTCTGTTCTATGACAACCTGCAGGATTGGAATTTGTTAAAAAATCCTGACATTCAGAGACGATATGCCGAAATGATACTTAAATTTGTTCAAGCAGTAACCATTTAAAATTAATGCGTATGAAAAAATTTGTGGTTTTTCTCTCGATGTTCGTTATCCTAATGATGACGACAGTTGCTCTCGTAGCGCAGGACGTAGTCCCTGTGCCTGACGATGTAATGGACATCTTCACTCAACTGAACCTGTATTTTGGATCTCTCGCAGGGATCGCAGCCCTCAGTACTTTTCTTGCGGCATTGCTTAACGGTGCGCTCAAAGTGACGAAGAAATTCGTGAAGCAGCTTGTGGCGTGGCTTGTAGCGATCGTGCTGATCATAGGTGCGAACCTCCTCAATTACGGGTTTGCGGCAGAATTCAGCATCCTTAAATCTATTTTGTATGGTTTCGGGGCAGGACTTGTAGCGAATGGCATCTTTGATATACCATTTGTGAAGATACTACTTGATACTGTCGAAGGATGGTTTAAACCGGCAACTCCCCCCGTAAAATGAGGAGCTTACTTGTTTTTCTCGGACTGGTGGTTCTGTGTGGTTGTACCTGTCAGGTTGCGATATCGCAGATCCCACCACAATATCTGTTCGTTGACGATAATTGCCAGGCAGTCCTGCCGGATTATCGCACAATGGTCACGATCACTGACAACTGTGGAATAAAAGATACTCTGCAGACTCCTGCCCCGGGATATGTTCTTGATGCGGTCAACCAATCGGTCGAGGTTACGATCCGAGCGACAGATCTGTTTGGGAATTTTACGGAGGCAAAGTTTATGGTGACAGCCAAGGACGATAAGGCCCCTGTTATTAGTCCCAAACCGGAATTACTTGCGGATAATTGGCATAAAATAAACAGTATTTACGACACCGCAGACCTCATGCTTGCGGAACAGGAACAGTTTTTTGACGCTGCCTTTGATTGGGTGGCGGCCGGGATCCCGGAGGATAAACGAGCGACAGGACAGTATGACAAGAAGGTCCTTAGTATTCTCGCCTCTCCCGGTCATGCCAAAACGGGTTATGGGAGTCGAGTGTTTCTATTTCAGAGCAATAACGACTCTTACATAGTAAAATGAAAAGGTGGCTGATCATATTGCTACTCATTCCAACACTAATGTCTGCCCAGGATACGATTCTGTATCAGGGGCAGACTTATGTTGACACTCTCTGTGATGTGTCGTATGGTGTCACGGTGAATCGGAGTAATCCGGCCAAGTTCATCTTCCGGAATAATTTTGTCACCGGATGTAATACTACGGGCTATATGTTGGAGGCCGGTCAGGAGTCCCCCGGATCATATACAAGCCATCTTAACGGAGAAGAGATTATTGGGAATAAGTTCATGTGGGTTGGAGATCAGAACGCCAATACAATTACACATGGAATCTTCACCGGCTATAATACTGATGTCCGGATAATGTACAACTATGTGAACCATGTCCCGATGAGCATTATCCGAAAATCTGATGGCATGACGGATACATCAGGAGTGGTCGCGTATAACATTATTGTCAGTCCTCCGGCAGTTGGGATCGTAGTAAAGGGGATGAACGGGGTTCGGATCTATAATAACACCTTGTATAGTGAGGATTCTCTGTATGTTGGTCCCGGAGTCGGAACTTGGAGAGGCCTGATAGACGTATATGAGAACGATAATCCGATTGGAAGTGCCAAGGGGACTAAGATCATGAACAACATCTTCTACACCAAGAGAAAACTAACCAATATTAATGTCATGAATGAATCCTGTCTTGAAGGATTTGAGAGTGACTACAATGTTTTTTGGTGTGAAGAGGGAGAGCCAATGTTCATGATTGCAGGGAACCGACTGACCCTGACTCAATGGAGGGCCAGGGGGTATGATCTACATTCAACGGTAGTCAATCCGCATTTCAAAGACTTGATAGATTTTGCTCCATCATATAGGATACAATGGGGTACTCCTACAGAGTTTGACATGGGTATAGCGGTAAGTGATTATTGGGTTGCGGGGTTTGACATGAATCTTGTGCGACAGAATGGTCCTTATTGGCAGCAGGGAGCGAGAATCTATGAGGGAGATTTCATAATCTTTTATCGGAGTGGTCAACTAATCCAGGGCGACTCGATCAACACACCGCTAAAAACGGGAAAGGTTGTGATCAATCAAGGAATAATAAGAATTGAGCAATGAAAATCCAAAAAGACAAAGTGAAGCATTATGTGAGAATTACGTTGATCTGCCTTGCGGTATTGATCAGTTCTCATCTGTGGTACCCACTTCACTATAATTGGGATTTGGGCTTGGCCTTTGCAGTGGGGATTTTTGTAGCTGCATTTAAAGAAGTTGTTATTGATAAACTTCTTGGATGGGGCACTCCGCAATTAATGGATTTCTTTTGGGGCTTTGTTGCCGCAGTTGTAACTCCGGGCCTTTGGCTTGTGGGAGAAATGCTATTAGGGGTTGCGGAACCACTGCCAAATTTCTAAACCATGAATCTCTCTGAGGAAATACGCACGATTTTGGCATCCATTAAGGCAAATCTGACCTTAATCCGGGCGGGTGGACTCATTCTATTACTTGGGGTGTTTGTGGCCTCAATTTGGCTAAATGGCTGTCAAAAGAAGGAGATTACAGAACTAACCAAGGAGATATCTGCACTCAACACGAGAAATGATCTTCTTTTTGGAGACATCCAGATCCGGGACAGTGTGATCCTGATCAAGGAAGATAAGATCGGAGAGATCCGGGACAGCCTGGTTGTAGTGGACCGTGAGAAAGAGAGATTCAAGGGAAGATACGAGGCTCTGAAGCGCAAGTATGAGACATTAGCTGATAGCCTGATCAACATTCCGGCCGACAGCAGCTATAGTTACCTGATCCGTGAGGCGTATCCATATACGGGTCCTATGAAGTATCCGTTCAATGAACCCCAAGTCCGGGGCATACACATGACGTATTTACAGAAGTCGCAGCTTGAAGGTCTTAACATGAACCTTACAGGGCAGATAGTCCTATACGAGCGACAGTTGGCGTTGAAGGATACTATTTGTTCTGAGACAAGCAAAGTGCTTGCTATGACCAAGCAAACCAACCAGGACCTTAAAACCGTCATTGGCAATAAGGATCTGATCAT